TACAGTCAGCAACTTCTCCCTGATGTTTTTTAAGATCATATAAATACTCCTTTCTTATTTGTGCATAAGTAGGTGGTATGTTTGCATTTAAATAAGCCATAATTATTCCTCATCTATATTACCCCAGTTTGGACCAGATTCATAGTCCACTTTGTTTTTAACCATTAAAGGTATTGCTGTCTCCATTGTTTCTTGAACCATGGTCCGTGTTTCGTGATCCTTGATAGATACACAAAGCTCATCGTGTATCTGAATGTGAGGCACTATACCTTTTTCATATAACAAGACCATTGCCTTTTTTGTCATATCTGCAGCTGATCCTTGTATCAATCTATTTAAAGCTTTATAAGTAAAAGCAGGAACAAAATATTCTTTAAACCAAAAATCTCTTTCTTTCTCTGTAAACTGTTCAATTTTCTTTTCAGATTTTTCATTAAATTGTAATTTAAATCTATCCCAAGCTTCTTTTTTTGATAATAGTTTAGGAGTAACATGTTCTCCTTCATATTTAATTGTACCGTCTTCTTGTTTTATTTCTTTAGCTTTAGGATCCCATTCTTCAAACTTACGTATCTTATTATTCCATTTTTTATTAACGCTTTCATATTTATCAAATCTACAAAATCTATCTTCAAGAGTAAAAATTAATTTATTATTTTTAGCAAATTCCATTAGACCATCTGATAATTTTTTAACAAAAGGGACTTTTTTATGGTAAGTATCAAACAAAGTTTTTGCTTGATCTGTATTTAAATTTAACTCTGCTGCTAATTTACCTTTACCCATACCATAGAATAAACCTAAGTTAATTGTCTTAGCTTGTTTTCTAGATATGTTAGCCATATCAGCTACTATCTGGTGAAAGTCTGCTTCAGAATCATCAAATTGTTTTTTTAATTCTTCACCCTCTTTTTCGTCCATTATCTTCTTTATTGCATAATGTACCACAATCCTTGGTTCTTGCTGAGAATAGTCAAAACTACCCCATCTATGGCCTTCCTCAGGGATAAATAGCTCCCTCATCTTCTTTCCTATAAAACCTTTAGATGGAATCTGCTGTAAGTTGGGGTTACTCATTGAGAATCTACCGGTTACAGTTCCTCCACCGTCTCCTCTAATTTGATTTATATCTGCATGAATTCTACCTTTATGAAGATAACCTCTTAAACCCTCTACAAAGGTATTCAAAGCTTTGTCATACTCTCTTGCTTTAGATACTAATCTTAAAAATCTATCTTCATGAGTTTTTAAATAATCTTTTGGAAGTTTAGGCATTCCTGACTTAGCAGTCTTTTCAAAGTTCGTTATGTTTCTTTTATCTAGTAATTGTTTTATAGAAGTTGCTGCCCATAACTGTACTTCAACACCTGTTTTTGTTTTAATAAATTTAATTATTTTATCTCTACATCTTTTTAATCTTTTACCAAGGTAGTCAAGTTTTTGGGTATCTATCCTAACTCCTTTAAACTTCATGTCAACTAGACAAGGAAACAATCTTGTTTCTAATTCAAATATATTTCTACATGTATACTCTTTATTGTCTTCTGGTTTTATGTATAATACTTCATCTAATTTTTTATTAAATAAATTCCACAATTTTAAAGTTAAGTCTACGTCTTGTTTTGCATAATCTTTTACTACACTAGAAGGTAGTTTGTGCATGTTAGACATCGGATCTTTTTGAAAACCACCAGACCAATCAAAAGTTTTTTCTTGTAAGTCATACTTGTATTTGTTTTCACCAAGAAAATCTTTAGCCAAAGCATCTAATCCATATTTAAATCTGTTCTCATCAATTACAGAAGCAGCCACCATTGTATCTAATAATCTTCCTTTTAACATCTTACCTGTTGTTGCTCTTAACCAACAAACATCATAGATTGCGTTATGAAATACCTTTGCAATTTTATCGTTTTGTAAAAGTTTTGTATTCATTTGATCCCAAAACTCTTTTAACTCTTCTTCTGATTTATTATCATCGCTATGTTTTAATGAAAAATAAACTGTGTCTTTACCGGTAGCTACAGCTACCCCTGTAATAAAACCATCTTGTCTAATTGCACCTAGACCTTTTGTTTTAAGGTTTGGATCGTAAGTTTCTATATCAATAGCTACTGTATCTACACCTTCTAAGTCTAGATCAATTGGATGTTTACACATTGTAATCCCTTTCTAATATCATTTCTAAATAGTGTATTGCTTTCTTAATGTCTTCTTCTTTTCCTTTCATAGAATGTCTACAAATATACTTTATAGCGTTTCCTTCTGCAAATAAAAATTTATTTTCATTTATAAACTCTGCGGGTTGTATCGTAAATTTTTTATAGTGACTCCCGCCATGCTGCTTGTCTAGTGATTTATAACCCATTCCTTTAAATATACTTTTGTCTGTCATGTTTTCTCCTTTTAAAGTTCTAAAATTTCTCTCCAATTTTGTTGTATTTTTGCTAAAGAATAAGGAGCAGAAGATCCTATAGTCCAACAATCTATTCTCCCTCTACTATAAGCAACATAAGCTAGTCTTGTTGCTTCAAATCCTTTAGTTTCTGGATGGTATGTTGATAAATCTACTATTACATTATCAAAAGTTAGTCCTTTTACTTTATGTATTGTATCGTGTTGAACTCTTGGTTTTTTAGTTGTGTCCATACCGTTAGCTAGTACATGATTGATGTAAGGTATTTTATCAATTAATTTTTCATTTTTAGAAAGAGCTTCATGATTTAAAAGTTGAGAAAGTCTTTCAAACTGTTTCACTTCTGGTTTTAAATAACCTGCATCTATAAGTTCCTGAACATTATAATCTCTATCAATTAAAGGTTTAAGTTTATCGACATCACCTTGACCATTAACTTTTACTTTTGATCCCATTAACTTCCAGTATTCTTTTATCTGTTGTTTAGAAACTTTATCATTCATAAAAGTTTTCCAATTTTTAAAACAACTAAAATGTTCTCTAGACACATGAGCACTACCTGATACCATTTTATAATCTATTCCATTATTCTGAAGAAATTCATTTATATGTTCATGAGTAGGTTTACCTCTATAGGTAAATAAAAATGTTTCATCTGTATTTAAAATTTTATTAATCAAAACATCTTTTGCCTTACACTTTTGATTTAATCCAGGTATATAATATGATTTTCCAATATCACTAGTTGGAGTCCAAGTTCTTTCTGAAAGCTTACCTTTGGCTTCCCATACAGGTGCAATAATGTTTCTACATATTTTATTAATCGTTTGACCGCATCTTAAACCTTCGGTAAGTTCATTAGCCTTTGCTTGTTCTGTGTTAGCTAATTGATAAAAATATTCAGGGTCTGATCCTGCATATTCGTGAATAGTCTGATCAGCATCACCTATAAAAATAAATCTTTTTGCATGTGTGGCTGCTTTTTGTAGAGCAGCTATCTGAGGTTTACTACAGTCTTGAGCTTCATCTACTATCAAAATATCTATATCAGTAGGTATAGCCGCATTAAATCTAAAATTATCTATCATGTCTACAAAAGATATTCTTTTATGTTCTGGATTATCTCTGTATGCATCATATTTTTCTTTTAACTTTAAAAGTCCACCTGGTCCTTGAAGACGTAGAGGGTAATAACGAGGTCTATCACAAAGAGCCCAATACTTTTCAAGTTCTTCTTCAGAATTTAAGTCATAACCCTTACCATGAGCGTGAGAAATAAACTCATAAAGAGGATGTTTATCCCAAGGAATATTTTTTTTTACAATATTCATTCCTGAATTATCTTTGCAAAAAGCTTTGTGATCTTCGCGCTCATATTTTTTTATACTTAAATATTCTCCTTTAAAATAAGAGTGAATTGTACATATTTGTTCCTGCAAGTTTGTGTCTGGTTTATTCTCCAGTTCTGGTAATTTGTTTACAGCTTTTATAATTTCATCAGCTGCTGTGTTTGTGTGAGATAAAATTACAATTCTATCCCAAGGATATTGTTTTAAAAAACCAGCATATTTGTTTTTTAACCATTTGTGAGTTTTACCTGTACCAGGAGGACCTGGAATAAATTCTGGAATCTTTAAACTATTCATCACCTGCACTGTCTCCAATATAGACAGATTCTCCTTCCCATATTAATTTATTATCTTCTACTTCTTCTCCGTTTATTACCCAAGCAACACAAGATTTATTTTTGTATTTGCCTTTATCTTTTTCACCTTTTAAAATAGTTTGAACTTTATGAACAAGATCTTGTCTTTTTAAATTTACTCTATTTTTCATTAATTCTTTTTCAAAATTGTTTAAATCAAATTCTATTCGTTTCTTTTCTTGATTATAATAAGGTAATTTATAAACAGCTAACTGTTCCTTATCCGTATAAACACCTTTCGTATCTAAATAATCTAAGAAAAACATTTTAAATCGAGAGTCTTCTTCTGCTTCTTTTACATATTCTTTTGACTGTTCTCTGTTGTAAAATTTAGCCATCATTATTTCTTCAAATTCTTTTGCTGACATTTTAGGTATCCATACCTTTGCTTGACTCATGGCAATGTCACAAAACTTATCTAGTTTCATAAGTGATTCACCATCAATCCAAATTTTTTGCTTAACTGTTTTTAAACCAACTCCGTCTACATTTTTTTGTGGTACATTTAAATGTACATAATATCTGTTTGCTCCATACTCTTCTATTTTTTCAATAGTATCTTTTGATACCTGTAAAGATGCATCTTTAAATAGACCTATCCAATTAAATAAAGTTGTTAAGTTTTTATGACTATAACCTGTGATTTCATGAATTTTATTTATTCCAAATTTTCTAGCAGTTCTTCTGCTTGAAGTTCCTTTTTTTAATCTTTTTGCTAAGTCCTCATCATCTGCGTGTTCCGCGATCCGAGATACAAAATTATCTATTTCATCGTCCGTCCAGTCTGAATTTTTAACTAAAATTCCTGCAATCGCAGTGCAATAATCATCTCTAGCTCCTGTGCTAGGATATATAATTGTAAGTGCCGAAGATAAAGCAACTTTACCTACATCTATAGATAAGTTTCCTTGATACTCTCTTATCTCTTCAAATTTTTCCCATCTTACATTTGTTTTTGATTTACTGTGTAAAGAACCTGGAACTATAGTGTATCTTTTTTTCTCAGTACGTAGTTCGCATATCATTGAACCATGTGGAAAATCTTTAAAATCTTTTTCAAATTCATCTGGTAAATTAAATTGTTTAAATGGAATCTGGTTTCTGTTTGTCCAAAGATAATGACTTGTTGGATTACCTTCTCTTCCAAAAATTGCACCACAATCTTTAATGTAATAAGGAAGAAATCTTTTTACAAATTCGTTGTCTATATCTAAATCAACATCATGGTCTAATCTTAATGCTATCTCTGCTGTTTCGTGATCCCTGTTCCATATATCTTTCTCTATTTTAAAATCTGGGTCGGTGTACTTCTTTACTTTAGGAGTACCCTTGAGACAAGGTATAATAACCCTTCCCATCTCTAACCAATCTATATAATTTATAGGTCCTTTATTCATTTTATATTCTTTATTAATTTAGAGTGGGCGGTATCCACTCTCGCTTCTCCGCCCATCCTGCAGGAAATTATAAACTAAATTCTTTTTTAGCTTCTTTAGTTTCAGGTTTAGCTTCTACTTCGCCTTTATTTACAGACGCTGCAAAAGTTTTAGCCATGTCATAAATTCCTTTATTTTCAACAGGGCCAGCTTTTGACACATCCCAACCAAACCATGTTCCTTTGTCGTTAGACATTTGAACAGTAGATAGTTTATAAATGTGGCTGTATGTTGGCGGAGTAAACAAACCATTTTTACCTTGCATCTTGATACCCATCATCATTGAGTTCCATTTTCTACTTACTTTTAATTGAGTAGACTTCATAGAAATTAATGCATGTTCTACATTTTCTGGGCTCGCTCCAAGAGTTAGCACGAAGTGGTTTGCAGTATTTTCAAGATAGTTACCATTTGGCAATCTATCTTTGTATGATTTATCTCTAGTCGTTTGACTAACGATATCACTATCTGCATCATGAATTGCAACAGGTGCACCGGTACTGGTACCTCTATCTTGCCATTCAACATACTGTCTTTTATAAAAAACTGGTACGACATTTAAAGAGTCAAACAGTTCATTAGTGACAGTATTTATTATTTTGCCGGGCTCTGCGCCTTCGACATACTTACCATCTCTTTTGTTTACCTCTGGAGATAGTTGTCCCAAAATCTTTAAGAAAGGTAACGCAAGATCGTCTTGCGATATATTTTGAGTGCTTTGTTGTGCATCTGCTTCCATATCAAATGTTGCTAATGCTCCTTCTTTTTTAGTTGTTACATCGTTCATGTTACTTGTTCCTTTTTATAGTTGTTTTATTCTCTGAGAATATCCCAAAGATTTCCGTTGGCATTTCTTGACCTGCCTCAATACGCTCACGGACTAGCGCTTTCAGAGTCATGGGCTCAACCTTCATCTTTTGTGTCGGTTGAAACCCTTGACCCTTCGCAAGTTCAGCATAAGTTGCTGCCTTGTTATCCTCGTTACGACCAAATGATACCAAGATCTCGTTCTTAATAATATCACCTAGTCCATTGTCCCGAAGCCAGTTAAACGCCGCTTCTTTATTTGCTTCTGTAATAGTAGCACGATACGACGTTGAAACTTTAAGATGTGATCCATCTTGAAGTTTTAATTCTGCTAAACCCATCTCACTCATCATAGTGGGTATAACCTCACCTGATATGCGTTGGTATTCTTTTTTTAAATCTTTAATGTTGTTCTCACTTGTCTCTATTCTTTTATGTAAGCCCTCCAACATTGCAACTTGATCTGCAAGAGACTGAATGTTTTCAGTTTTACTCATTGCATCTTGTTGATCTTTTTCAAAATCAATTGTCATCTATTTCTCCTTTCTCGTATAGATTAATCTCAATAGGATAATATTTTCTTTCTTGTTTATCCCACTTCAATACATTGTATTTACCGTTTGTAATATCAGATACAATAGAACATGCAACACCAATGATTGCAGGATCTCCTGTTAATAATAAATAATCTTCTGTTGTATAATTTCTTAAACCTTTTCTTAATTTAAAAATTAATGGACCAGGAGAAAAAATCATTTGAGAAAACTCTGGTAATAAAAAATTAAATTTACCTGAAGTAGAATAAGAGGCTGCACCCATAATATTTATTTTAGGGCTACCTGCTTGGCTACCTGGTATCTCTTGTATTACATAAACTTTTCTTTCTGACATTGACAAACTATATAAACATGTTTATATGAATGTCAACTAGAAAGAACAAAAATAAATTATGGATTATAAATTTAAAACTAAACCCTATGCACATCAATTAACTGCATTGGAAAAATCGTGGAACAAAGAAAACTTTGCCTACTTTATGGAAATGGGTACAGGTAAAACAAAAGTATTAATAGATAATGTTGCTATGTTATATGACAAAGGCAAGATTGATGGTGCTTTAATTATTGCACCAAAAGGTGTTGTTAAAACTTGGTACGAACAAGAATTACCTACACACTTAGCAGATCATATAGAGAATGTGTCTGTATTGTGGCAAGCTAATATTACAAAAGGACAACAAGAAAAATTAGATTCTTTGTTTGAAATAGATAGTGCACTACATATTTTAGTTATGAATGTTGAAGCGTTGTCTACAGAAAAAGGTGTGAAGTTTGCAAGTAAATTTATTAACTCACACAAAACTTTAATGGCCATTGATGAGTCTACTACAATCAAAACTCCTACAGCTAGACGTACTAAAAATATTATTAAGATGGGAGTAAACGCTAAGTATAAAAGAATTATGACTGGTTCTCCTATTACAAAAAACCCACTTGATTTATATACACAATGTGAGTTCCTTGATCCGTGGTTATTGGACTTTGCTTCATACTACGCATTTAGAAATAGATATGCTGAAATGAAAACAATGCATCTTAGAGGACGATCTATTCAAGTTGTTGCTGGCTTTCAAAATCTAGGAGAGCTATCAGATAAGGTAAAAGATTTTTCTTACAGAGTATTAAAAGAAGATTGTTTAGACCTACCACCAAAAAACTTTGTTAAACGTCACATTACATTAACAGCAGATCAAAAAAGAATTTACGAACAAATGAAAAAACATGCAATTGCTATGTTAAATAAAAAAGTTACTACAACAGTAACTGTGTTGACACAGCTGATGAGACTTCATCAAATTACATGTGGTTATGTAACAGCAGACGATGGAACCATACAAGAAGTTGAAAGCAACAGACTCAATGAATTAATGTCTGTGTTAGAAGAAACGGAAGGTAAAGTTATTATATGGGCTAACTATCAATTTAGTGTAAGTGATATTATAAAGAAGATAACTAAAGTATATGGTCCAGATTCCTATGTTCATTACTATGGACTAACTCCTCAAGAAGATAGACAAGACTTTATTCGTAAGTTTCAAAACGATCCTAAGTGTAGATTTATTATTGGTACACCTCAAACAGGTGGTTATGGTATTACACTTACTCAAGCTAATACTGTTGTCTATTATTCTAATGGTTATGATTTAGAGAAAAGACTTCAATCAGAAGATAGAGCTCACCGTATTGGCCAAAAGAAAAATGTAACCTATATTGATATTATTGCAGAAGATACAATTGATGAAAAAATTGTAGAAGCTTTACGAAGTAAAATTGATATTGCTAGTCAAGTTATGGGTGAAGAATTAAAAGAGTGGATTTAAA